TGGGACATGAGCCGAAACAAGAACGCCATTGCGTGTGTTCAATTTGGATTCTGCTCCCAGAAGTCACTCCTTGACCCTGTGAATAATCTAAAGGTCGGACGAGAACTGTTTAGGCTCGCTGGATGGGACCCATGGGACCCGTGCGCATGGGGTCCTGAATATGCACATAGATGCAAATAACTAGGTAGGCTCCAGCCATGAATATTCGTGGCGAAATCCTGGTTGATACAGCAAAAATTATTGATGGTGAACGCAATAGTTCGTACGGCGAACCATTTGACGACTTCACAACAACTGCAGAGTTCTGGCAAACATACCTTGAACGCACCATCCTTCGGCGCGGAGGGTTAATCATGAAGCCGCACGATGTTGCGGCGATGATGAACCTACTAAAGACTGCTCGTTTAACATGGACTCCAGAAAATGAGGACCACTGGAAAGACGCAATTGGCTACTCTGCATGCGGCTGGGAGTGCGTAACAAAAGAAGCCGATAAAAAGTGAGTGGTTATAACCCTGGCTTTGATATCAGCCCAAATTTTGATGCCGACCTTGCGTTTGGTCAACAAGGCGAAGAGTCGGTAAAGAAGTTTTTTCAGAGCCTGATATCAGGTTCAAGCGAAGTAAAGACCGATAGATATCGCAATGGCAGGATGGTGGTGGAAACAGACCAAAACCCGTATAACAAAGGGTGGAAAAAGTCTGGAATCAATGTAACCACAGCACAATGGTGGGTCTACATCTACTCGCTTGGCGAAGCATTCGTGATTGTTTCGGTTGAGCGGTTAAAGCGGTACTTGCGCGCCAATCCAAGCCGTTTTAACGAGGAAACAAAGGGTGATTTTGCTCGCAATTCAGACAATCCTACACGAGGCTTTCTGCTTGAACCAGATGAAGTGATGGACATGTTATACAACAACAAGTACGACTGAAATATGGCCTTTGACTATGTAAATTCCTTTTATGAAGGTGGAACTTGGGCTAAAAAAGTGGCGCGCCGACTAAACGACAGCGGTATTCGCTGCCGCGCAACCGAAGTTCAAATTGCAAAGAGCAATGAGGAGCGCGAATTTATGACCAAGCATGAAAAGGACATCGTTTTTGAATGGTCCGAAAACTGTCTTGAGGTTAAATCATCAACCAGAGACTTCACTGATGATGTTCTTTCCTATCCATTCAATTCTCTTTTTGTTGATACCGTTTCTGGCTACGATGCAAAGGTCAAAAAACCAGCAGCATATGTTTTGATTTCACAAATATCGCACGGCATAGTTTGCATCTCCCCAAAGACATATGAGAAGTGGAGAAAAGTCAGTGCATTTGATAAAAAACGAGAAATAAATGAGTGGTTCTATAGCGCCCCAAAAGATATCCTTATCCCATTCAGCACTCTTGTTGAGTTCTTAAACAAGAAACAAGATGGCGGATGGTGGGAATAAAAGCAATGGAACATGGCATGGAAACTGAAAAATGTGGAGTTTCTTGGTGTGATGTTTATGACATGACGCCATGGAAGGCTCAGTGTTCTTACGAAGGAACAGGAAAATGCGGTGCGCAAGCAGAATACGAAACGAGGGAAATAATGGATAAATCAAAAATAGCAAAAATGGATATGGAAACATTCCGCCAACTTAAAGACGCAGAAAACGAGCGCGACAAGTGGAAAGAAATCGCCACCAAACTGACCAGCAATGAGGTTGAAGGCTGGGAGTCTGAATCAGAAATCATGGCGAAGAAGGCGCTTAGCCTTGAATTTGAACGCGACCGATGGAAGGCAATCGCTGGCGACGCGCGAGGAGAGGCTGAAAAATGGTGCAATCTTGCTGGAGTAATGCATCAGTATCTAGTTGAGGGCAATCCATACGAAGCAATGGAAGTTTACGAACAGACAGCCAAGAAATGAGCGAGATGACTTACGAAGATTTTCTGGACAGAGTCCAAAATCCTGTCACCAAGTGCCTCATGCACGATGACGCGACAAATGCGGCGAATTTGATTGAATTATGGCGAAAAACGGCAGTTAAATTGAGTTACTGGGCAGAACACGAGGATTTTGATGCAATGCGCCACGAACTCGCACATGCGTATATGCTTGAAAAGGCAATTATCAACAAACTCAGTGCACAATAGGTTGGATAAATCTAACCGACTACAGGAGCCGTTATGAAAGTTATAGACACCCACGAAGTATCCATAGATATTTTCGGTGATGGCAAGGATATTTGGTCAGCGCGGTGGGCTGGCGGCATAGAGGTTGACATCTACAGGGGTGATGCGATTAATAACCGCATGGTTGCTCAGCATGTACTACGCTTGCAGTTCCCAGGAACCGACCTGAAAGAGTTTGTTTATTGGGCGGAATCAACCCTGAACGACTGCATCAAGAAAGCCGAAAATCCATATGGCAAAGAAGAAGTACTCTCATAACCATTTGATGATTAATGCCGAGACGGCATTTCCAATCACCAACAAGCGGCAACTGCGCAGGTTCCTGAAAGGCACTGCAGAGACAATCGGCGTTCATCGCCTCGGAGGCACGCGCGTGCGCTACTGCAGGCGCGCGGGCGCGCGAGGGCTTATTGGCTCACTCATGCTGGATACTTCACACATCTCAATTCACATCTTTGATGAGCCGATTCCAGCCCATGTACGAATTGATGTCTACACATCGGGCAACCTGGATGTTGAGTTGACCATACTCAAGATTGTCAATGACCTAAAGATTGACGACATCCAGTGGCTCCACTACAACCGAACAAGCGGATTCAATTTGCGAGCAGAAGGAAGCATGCTCTCAGATGTGTTTGAATCTTAGATAAATCTAACGGGAACTGCAAGATGAGTGTTATTTTATTCAGGGGTCTAGACATCGGAGAGATTCCGCCTACCCCTGCGTCTCCTTACGGCATACCTGACATGCAAGCAACTCAGGTGCTGCTCAAATACGCTCGCGACTTTGGGTATCCAGTTGGATACATCCAAGAGCAAAAGGGTGCCTTGATTCAGAACCTGCTGCCTGTGAAAAAGAATGAGGCTGAGCAAATCAGTTCATCATCCAAGGTTGAACTGGCGCTTCATACAGAGACTGCATTTCACCCATACAAGCCGTCGTATCTTCTCCTGCTGTGTTTGAGGGGTGACAGCGCGGCACATACTACATATGCATCTCTTAACGAAATCATGCAGAAACTGTCTCCTGAAACTATAGAGACACTAAAACAGCCATGGTTTGAAACAGGTGTAGACCCATCATTCAAAGAAGACGGAGCATCAGATACCAAGTTCACTTTGTCAGTACTGCAAGATAATGGCAAAGGCCTGGAACTCGTGTATGACGACACGGTGATGACTGGGATAAACGCACACGCACAACTAGCACTAGAAGAACTAAGGGAGGCAATCAACTCATCGGTTGAATCAGTCGTGCTTAGACACGGAGACTTGTTGGTGCTCAACAACCGAATCAGAGTGCATGGCAGACGACCATTTCAGGCACGGTATGACGGAACCGACAGATGGGTGCAGCGAGCACTAGTGGTGGACTATCCGATACCTGCGGACCAAATAGAGGGTCATATCATCACCACCGTGCTTTAGGGTTGGATAAATCTATTCAGGAAATGGGGCACCAAATTTGTGTCGTATGCGCCCCCACACAGCCAGCACATCTCTGGAAAGTTGACGGGGCTTCTGCCCTGCTCTCGGGGTGAGGCTAGGCAGGTACACACGCCCTTATCCACAGACGAACGCTTGTTTGTATAGTTATCCACAGGCTTGCCTATGCCCTTGTGGATATCGTGCCTAGTTATCCACAGACGAACGCTTGTTCGTACCACGCTTGTAAGGTCAGCCTAGCGCTTGTAAGGTCAGCCTAATACGAACAGATGTTCGCAGTATTGTCATACAAATCGCACAAAAAAGTTACACAAATGTCACACAAAAAAGCGTCTAAATACTTGACACAGAGTTGCCTAGACGATAGTGTTACTACCTATAAGGAACAACCACAAGGAGAACCACAGTGTCACAGTCCATTACCTCAATGCTTAGCCAGATGAAAAAAGACCAACTAGTACAGCACGCAACGAACCTAACGGTTTCTTACAATGAACTACGCAACCAACACGATTACCTTGCTAGGCGAGTGGAGTTTCTAGAAAACGAACTAGCCAGAGCAACCGCATAGCGATACCACATAGGCAGTGTGTATGACCCCACGATACACACTGCCTAGTAGGTACGCACACCATAGGCACACACCATAGTGTCTTAGTATGTCGCACGCTTATTGTTTCACTAGCGTCGCAAGCGTCACGGGTAGTATCACGGGTAACTCATAGTGTGTAATAGCGCAGTATCCCTATGAGATAATCTAATTACCACCGATAATCCGTTCAGCCGTTAGGGACATATGACGCAGTTTGAGTTTGACGCTAAGGCAGGTAATCGTGCGCGAAGGAAACTCGGCGCCACGCTAGGTGGTATGACCGAACGCTTTGACCCAGACGCAGAGGATGGAGATGGTGACGGTTTAGTACAGGACAGTACGCCCTTTGAGCGACCCGCTACACCTAGCGCACCTAAATTACCCACTACTACACCTACACCTAGTAGCGACGCAGGCGACACGGGTAGCCCTAAAGCACCTAAGCGTAGGTCGCTATTCAGTAAGCCCAAGCCAGTACGCAAGCGTAAAGGTGACAAGCCGATAGGTCATCCTAAGTGGCTACACGGTAGAACGCCCGAAGAAATCGCACGCCTAGTAGTGCCGTCAAATATGGATGAAGCGAGAGAGGCTTACATATTGTTCGCAGCAGGACAGCGTTCAGCGTACGCCAGTGACGAAGCATACGAAGCCGCTAAAGAGCAAGCGCTATTCCAGTTTTTTGACGCAGAAATGCAGGACACTCTAAACAAGGGGAAATTAGAGCGAGGCGAAATAACTGAGGCTATGTACATTGAGCCAGACTTTGAGCCAGAAACAGTCGCACGGGCTAGAGCGTTAGTACAGAAGTCACTAGAGACAAGTCCACTTCATTATTGGGTCGTTCAGAACTTTGGTCATCCGCAAGTAGTGATAAATAAGTACGGTCATAACCACACCGACAACTGGATGTTCTACTCAACGCACCAGAACATTATCACTATGACGCCAGAGAG